GTGGAGTCATACCAAACAGACCCGCTACTATATTTTCTGCCATGATGATTCCTTACAAGAATAAGCCAAGGTCTTGATTACCATAAGCTAAACCAGTTCCAAAACCAGAAGAGCCTAAACCTGTTCCACTAAATGCAGACTGCAATCCACCACCAAACAGTCCACCAATTGCTTGACCAAACTGAGCATTAGGACTACCTGCCGCTATCAATCCTTGAGCCGCTAGGTTTCTAGTAGCGTCAGCACCAGTTGCCAAGTTTGTACTTAATTGTGCGCCAGTAAGACCAAGTTTTCCAACATTTGCACCTGCTTGAGAACTAATTTGTCCCAAGTTGATGCCTGTTGTCAAAGGTTGTTGACCCAAAGCCTCTAAACCTTGTACTTGTCCCAAAGCAGTCGTATAAGGAGCGTAGGCTGCTTGTTGACCACCATAATATTGACCCATAGTTTGTGCGCCAGTACCAAGCAATCCCGCACCAAATGCGACATTTTGTTGGCCATACTGTTGAGCATTAGCCGCCAATTGAGCCTCTTGTTGCGCTCTAGCGTTATACAGAGCCTGTAGTTCAGGTGTTGTAGCACCCATAGTGCCACCTTGAGCAACCGCCAAACCGCCACGACCTTGTTGTTGGAGTCTGTTTTGCAGATTAGCAAGTTCAAGTTCTCTGCCTGGTTGTAACAAAGCCATTTGAGAAGCTAAATAGTTCTTAGCAACATCTTCAGGCTTTTCAGCAAGATAACCTTGACCAAGTTTAAACAAACTCTGAGCGCCTGTTTGCAATGGTTCAAAGGCTTTCTGAGCGCCTTCTGCTTGTTGCAGACCAGACTCAGCCAACTTAACCAAGCGATCTTGAGCATTCTTGGCTTCAGGGCTTAGTGTGTATCCTGCGCTTGTCAATTGACCAGTAACAGGATCGACTTGGAATTGTGAAGTACCAAAGCGAGTAGTCATGCCAACAGGTCTAAACTGAGCAGCAGCCTTGGCAGCAGCAGTTTCAGCATCAATACGGGCTTGCGCTCTTTGAGCCGCTTCTCTAGATTCTTGCATCTGAAGCAAACTACCCGCAGTACCTAATCCACCAGAGAAAAGGTTTCCAAGATTTAAAGAGCCAGTTCTGTTTAATAAAGTGTTAACAAGACCAGTACCTACAGTTGTTCCTGCACCAGTAACTAATCCTGTTCCTAAACCAGTACCTACTCCTGTGCCAACACCAGTTCCAACTCCCGTTCCAACTCCCGTACCTACGCCTGTGCCGACTCCTGTACCAACTCCTGTACCTACACCAGTGCCTGCGCCCGTACCAACTCCTGCGCCTGTTCCTGCACCAGTTCCTGCTCCAGTTGCAACACCCGTTCCTGCACCAGTTCCTGCACCAGATATCAATCCACCAGTTAAAGTTCCTGCCGCTAAACCACTAAGCTGCTCACCAAGTGTCAATGCACCTAAAGTTCCACCAGGGCCACCAAGAGACATATCAAGTTGTGTCAACTCAGATAAAGTCAATCCTGTAGTACCAATAGTGCCTGTACCGCTACCGCCTGTTAAGTTGGTTAATGTTGGCACAGCCGCACCAGTAGTCAAAGCTGCAGCTAAAGTTTCAGCACCAAGAGTACCACCCGCACCACCAAGAGCTAGATCAAGTTGAGCCAACTCAGCCATTGTTAAGCCAGTAGAGCCAACAGTTCCTGCCGCACCTGTAGCTGCTCCACCGCCACCAAATAGACTCTCAAACCCACCACCTAGTCCGCCAAATAATAGGGCAGAACCAAGTGCAAACTCTTTTAAACCGCTTTTAACTTCTTGTTGCGTACCAGTACGCTCAAGTTCACCAGTAGGTGTGTATTGGTTATAACCACCACCAGTTTGATTCTCACCAACTTTGTAAGTCAGAACATTTTCTAAGCCACCTATCTGCTGATCCTCACCAGAACCAATTACTTGGTTAACCGCTTGGACATAAGTATCACCAAGCAATACTGCTTGATTAGGAGGAATAACTGCGCCTACACGAGCCGCAACTGCACCCTCATCTAACCCAACAGCTTGAGCCATCTGAGCAGGAGAAACTCCATAGGTCTCCATAGCCGTGACGATCTCGGCATCAGTCATGCCTGGATTAGCAAGCAGAAAATCTACAATTTGTGCGCTAGTTATAGCCATGATTGCTCCTTATTTATGCAGTTTCTAACTCAGGCACTTTAATATGTGCCGTAATAACTGCGGTCGATGTGTCTTTATCAATTGTCAAGAAGCCTTGGCAAGTAATGTTGTAGTCCTGTCCATTAACATCTTTTTCACTTTTAACAGGAACAGTTATATCTAAATTCTTAAACAAGAACTCTTTGCCGTTTTCAAAGACTCTCCAAACGTGATCCATTGAACCACGCCCAGCTTGACCACGGCTTTTGTTAAATCTTATTTGGTATGTCTTCATACAATCTCCGCTGCTGGTGCAATACATTGATTGAACGCAACATTGTGAAGCTGACGCAATCCAATATTGAAATGGATAAATTTGATTGGCGCATCAGATTCATTTCGGCTAAAACTGTGTGGCAACCAAGCATTTGTAAACATCAACATTCCAGCTTTAGGCGTAAAGTTAATTGCATTGCTTGCAAATGTTGCTTGAGCCATGTCTTTCTCATTCCAAGAAATCATTGGCTTGCCTACTCTTGGGTCATGGAACACAACCTTTGAGCAATTCTCTGGTGCTTCAAGAAAATAGAAACCAACTACTTGTGAGCCAGCACCATGAACGTGTTGCTCCATTGCTGAGTGTTTAAAGTGTTCTTGGCAAAACATTTCTGAAAAGTAAGTTTCAAACCCTTCAAGGTTATATCCTTGGTCATTCAATAAGTTCATGGCTGTACCGCCAACATAGTATTGAAAAGGAATAATCTCAGGTTTATCAAACAAGTTTCCTGTTATGTGGACAGGATAAATCTCATTTAGTTCTTGTTTTTTGCGAGTCTCTACAAGTGCTTCTTCCGCAACCTTACCAACAGCATCAAGAAACTCAGGCTTTTCAATCTGATAAATGATTGTTGGAAAATAGATGTTGGCTTCTACCACATCTTGTTTTGGTGTTTCAGCAGCAGCGCACATAGTTAGCCTTTAAGTTAATGCTTGGATTTGGGCAGATAGTGCATTTAACTGAGCAAGCAATTCTTCTCTTGTTGGAGGAGTTGGCTCTGGCGTTACTTCAATAACTTCTGGTATTACTTCAATAACTTCTGACTCAGAAAATACAGAGCCATCATAAACCCACCCAATGCTGCAATCAATGCTTTCCACATTGATACAAGTCATATTCTCTGGAGGCTGCCATGAATCACCACCATCCCACAACACAATGTTGTCAACAATGTTTTGATTGTTTATAAGTGCATATTTGTTCATATAAATCACCATGAGTAAACTTTAATACCACCGCCACCGCCAGCACCACCAGCGCCTGATGTTGTGGTACTAGCACCAGCACCGCCACCACCGCCACCGCCATAAACTGAGCCAGCACCGCCAGCATAACCAACACCGCCAGATGGTTTGCCACCAGCACCGCCACCGCCTGACCCACTAGCAAGAATAGAACCCGCAGTTCCGACAGTAGAAGTAGCTGCTGCACCACCACCAACAGAATATGTATTTGTACCGCCAGCACCAGCGAAAGCACCAGCAGTTCCAGCACCACCGCCACCGCCAGTTCCACCAAATAAAGAACCGCCTCCATCTGTACCTTGCTGAGAGCAGCCTAATGTAGTACCACCACCGCCACCACCCCATTCAGCAGGGCCAGCTTCTGCCGTGCAAGCACAAACACCACCAGCACCGCTACCAGCACCGCCTCCACCACCTACACCGCCATTAGTTGAGCCATTTGTGCTGAAATATCCTGTGTAGTTAGTTCTAGGGAAACCGCCTGATGGTTGTGTGCCACTAGATGCGCCAACACCACCAGTTCCACCACCACCACCGCCAGCAATTGAAGCATAAGTGGATAGACCACCCCTACCACCACCACCGCCAAAGGCTTTAATGTAGCCATTACCAGTTCCAAAAATAGATGTACCGCCATCGCTACCAGTTAAGCCGTTAGTATTTGATGATGTCCTAGCAGCACCACCAGCACCGCCAGCACCAATAGTAACTGTGACAGTTGAAGGTAAACAAGCTGCTGCAAATATTAAACTAGCCCTTGCACCGCCACCGCCTCCACCACCTTGATACCTGTCAATAGAACTAGTTCCAAACCTACCAGAACCACCGCCACCGCCACCGCCCCAAACGCAAACACGAACAAATGTCACGCCAGATGGTTTAGTCCATGTACCTGATGATGTAAATGTTTGTAGGTCAGCAGTTGAGCCACTAGCTGCTGCAATTGTCTGATTAGGCCAAGTGCCAGTAATCGTAATATTAGTTCCTTGAACAAGCGCAGGAGTTGCTGTGCCTGTACCACCATTAGCAACTGGAAGCGTTCCTGTTACACCAGTAGTTAAAGGTAATCCAGTAGCGTTAGTTAAAGTACCGCTAGATGGAGTTCCTAACTGAGGAGTTGTCAGGATTGGGCTTGTCAGAGTCTTGTTTGTCAGAGTTTCTGTGCCTGTCAAAGTAGCAAAGCCAGAGGCAGTAAATGCCGCCTGAGTCCAAGCCGATCCTGTCCAAACATACAAAGTGCTTACTGCTGTATTCCAGTACAAAGCACCTGTCAACAGAGCATTTCCATCATTGTCAACAGTAGGAGCAGTTGCTTTAGGGCCAAGGTATCTGTCATCAAAAGAGTCATAACTTGCCGCTGCCGATGTTGCACTAGCTGCCGCATTTGTCTCGCTTGTTGAAGCATTAGAGGCACTTGTTGCCGCATTAGAAGCAGAGGTAGCCGCATTAGAAGCAGAAGTAGCCGCAGCAGTAGTCGAACCAAAAATCGAATCTATTTCAGTTTTGGTATAAGCATTTGTGATGTTATAGCCAGCAATCGTTGTTGGATTCGTTCCTGCCGTTGCACGACCATAAGTGTCAAAAGTTACAGATTGGTATGTTCCTGCTGAAATGCCAGAAGTAGCCAAATCAATGTTGTCGCCATTGACAACAATACGACTAGAAGATGCAGTTCCTACATTGAGAGTGTTACCTGTCTTTGTAAGACCATCACCCGCAGTAATCTGACCCGCACCTGAGAACTGCGCCCAAGTGATAGATGTGCTTCCCAAAGTCCCACCTGCATCTATTGTGCAGATAAAGCCAGAGTCAGCGTTAGTTGTGCCTTTTTCAACAAAGGTGAAAGCCGCCACCAACTCAGCATAAGTGTCAGCATCTGTTGTGCGTGTCCAAGAGCCTGTTGCACACAAGTAAATACCATTAGCAGAAGCAGTAGATTGGTCTTTAACCAAGACCCGATCACCCGCAACAATGGAGATGCCATCAATGGTTTGTGCGCCAGATAAAGTGATGTTTGCAGTGGTAGCTGCAACCACAGAGGCTTTGGCATCAATACCTTGGGCTAGTGCATCCACATAACCTTTGGTAGCCGCATCAGAATCGTTTGTAGGGCTTGCCAAACCAGTAATGGTTGCCGATGTACCACTATCCATGTCCAATGAGCCAGAGATGGTCACATTGTTAAATACAGAAGTGCCAGAAGCAGCAGTAACATTGCCTGTCAGGTTGCCAGTTACGTTACCTGTGACGTTGCCTGTAACAGCACCCGTTAAGTTGCCTGTTACGTTACCTGTCACTGCACCTGTCAATGGGCCACTAAAGCCTGTATTTGCAGTAATGTTTGTGCCAGTAATAGCAAGGGCAGATGAACCACCAATTACCACACCATTGATCGTCCCAGCACTAATGGCGGCAGAAGCAATCGTAGCGGCAGTGCTAACAGTAAGGTTAGTAAATGTTCCTGCTGCGGCAGTAGTTCCACCGATAACCGCACCATTTATCGTACCGCCAGTAATGGTGGCAGATGAGTTATCTGTCTTTGTCGCAACAGCAGTAGCAATATTGTTAAATTCAGTATCAATTTCAGTACCCTTAACAATCTTTAGAGGATTGCCAGGTGAAAGATTGTCTTTGGTTGCAAAGTTAGTGGATTTTGAATAATTGCTCATATTTATCCTATCTTGCCTTCTTTGGCTTGAAGTTCAATTTTCTGAATTGATAACTGAGTGCCATTGATAGTGGCCTCGTAACCAGTTTGTACGATTTTACCCGCACTTGAAGCATTACTTGTTAGTGCTTTAATTGGGATACCGCTTGCGTAGTCTGCAATTGCATACTCACCAACTCCATACTCAAAATAGCCTTGAGGTGGGATAAAGACGTTCTCTGACTGATAAGCACCCGAATAATCAAAAGCCCACTTGATTGTGAGGAACTGGTTAGAGCCACCAATCACCACGGCAGTAATAGACTTCAGAATGGAAATCTGATTAGGGTTGCCTAAGTCAGCATTGTTTGTGTAGTACAAGAATCGATAAGTAGAGGCATCATCAAGATAACCACCATACTTACCAATGTAACCATTCTTGCCAATGTACAAGTCTCCATTACGCAACGATCTTAGTGCAGTTGGCGAAATATTGTCCCATTTGGTTACACGGGAAGCACCATCTTGCAGAGATTGTTTGGTATCAAAACAATAAACTTGCAAAGTAGCTGGCAGAACAAGCAGATAAAAAGCATTCTTCTCTGAATAAACAGATTTTACGTTTGCTAATGTTTCTCCAGACAAGGAAGATTCCAAATCAAATCGAACATTCTTAGAAAGGTCTCGCAATGGAGCAGACTTCTCTTGAATTGTTCTCATCAATGAACGAATACCTGAGTCTGACAAGAAAACAACATCAGTACCAATACTTTGTATGGTATCCCTAGCGATACATCCAATAGAGCCTACTGTGTCGCTAAGAACGAGGGATGCGGGAGTAGAAGCACCAGAGTAAACAAGAATCTGCTTCTTACCAAAGATAAACAAGAAATCATTGTGAGCTGCCAAGCCCATCACTTCATCAGCACCATTAGGCCACACACGGGATACATCCAAAGAGCCTGAAGTGCCACCACCCCATACATGACCTGCAATCAGATCAGAGAAGGTAACAGTTACTTTGTCTGTAGATGTATTAGCCACCCACAAACGACCAAATGCTGAAATAGCAATGTTAGCTTGAGGAACTGTAGCTACATAACCTGACTTCTCTGACACTCTGCGATAAGTAGTTGTACTTACGGCAGGGTCATAAATGAGAGGATCGTGACCAGTTTGGAAGAAGTATGCAATGCCATTCAAGGATGCACATTGCCAGTTAGATGCAGTAATAGTAGGAGCAGAACCGCCACCACCATAGGTCAACTCAGTCACCGCATTAGCAGTACCAAGTTTAAATATCTTGTTGTTTCCAGCAAACAGAACAGTCAAAGTTCCATCGTTTTGGACTAACTCATGGATCACGCCAACATCGTTAGCACCCAAAGCACCAGAGGAAGAGTTAACCCTTGACCAACCTTTTCTAGCACCAATACGACCATACTGATCCAAGATGCAGTTAGTTGCGACTAATGCAAAGCCCGACCCCAAATCGAGAGGCGAATCTTCAGTATTCAGGCCATAAAAGCCTGGTGCTGAAAGACTATAACTTTGGAGTGCTGATGCCATTAGACCGCCACAAAGTTGTCTTCAGGATAACGAGTGCTTTCCAATGCAATAGCATCAGAGAGCATTCCCCTAAACAAGGCATAAGCCTCATTAGAGTTTGTTCCACCATCTTCACCACGCTCAATCAAAGCACGAGAATAAGCACTTTGGGCAACCAAATAATCAAGAACCTTGACAGAAGTGCCATCAGCAGACAGATTGGCCTGTGGGACAGTTACATCAAACTTCAATGTATATACGCCATCAGGAACTGGGAACAAATCAATCTTTGTATCGCCATTGCCATCTACACCACTAAAGCAAAACTCTGAAGGAATAGACTGTGAAGGTGTACCAAAGTTGAGCTTTCGGTTCATATCCGCAACAGTAGTGTTATCTAAAGTAATAACACTTGTGGTATTGATAGCATCGTTAACACGAAACTTCTGACCAACACCTGTCAAAGCATAGGAACTTGTGCCAGAAGCAGTAGTTACTGTAATTGTTTGAGATAAGACATTCCATGAATAAGCATCTTCAATCTGACGCTTACCATCATTGACAAACTTGCCAATCAAAGCAGAATAGGCGGTTTCGCCAACAGTAGATACTGTGCTTTCACGCAAGCGAACCAATACATCGTTAACAAGTTCTAAGTAGGTCATGTTCGTTGCGCTCCTGATACTTCAAATGTGGCAATAAAACTGAATGTACTTGCACTTTGAGTAG